CTTGAGTTTCGTGACGCTGAAGACTGGAAAAATGCTTAGTTGCCTACCCTGTAACCCCACATGCTAATACGAGTTCTTGGTGTCGCTACTGGCATGTCCCTACTTCTGCTCATTCTTCTTTTGAGGGGACTTCCAGTGGTGTTCTTCCTCAAAATTGTACCGCTAGCACTCCTCCTTTTTGTTGCATGTGCGTTTATTTACGCCGGTGTAACTAAAGACTAGCCCAGCCTTAATTCCAAACCACTCACATTCAAAATCACATTCAAAATGTCACTCGCAAAAATTGGTATCGGCGTTGGTGCCGGTGCTCTCCTTCTCGCCCTCACAGCTGGTCAGTTCACTACGATCAACACCGGTGAAAACGGGCTCTATGTCGGTTTCGACGGCCAAGTGAAAAACGAGGTTCTGACACCAGGCATTAAGTACGACGGGTTCGGATCCATTAAGGTGTTCAACACCCGAAAGATCACGGTAACTGCAAACGACCTTCGCCCGAAGACCAAGGACAACACCATCATGAAAGAGATGGATGTTACTGTAACATACAGCATCAACCCTAACTCCCTTTACGAGTTCTTCACCAACTACGATCTGACTAATCACGGGATTGCCGAAAATGGTCAGCTTCAACTAATGTCCAGCTACATTTCCAGGCTGATTACATCCGCCGTAAATCAATCTGTCGATGAGTTCCCCGCACTAGCCGTAAACAGCAGCCTGGAACAGATTCAAGACACAATCAAAACCAACCTGTCCGAAGCTCTCCGAAAGAACGGCCTTGATGGTAAAATAACCGTCGACTCCATCATCGTAGGCAAAGCTGACTTACCAGACGAATTGGTGGCGTCGGTGAATCGTGTAGTTGCCGCCCAATCTGGTCTAAAAGAGCAGCAAGTTAAGACTGAAACGGCTCAACTTAAGGCCGAGGAAAACAAGGCACTGGCGTCCACAGTGACTTCGCAGTCTCTTGAGTACCAACGTCTTGAGGTTCTCCGTGAAGCCATGAAAAACGGCAGTATTCAGAAGATTCTGATTAACGGTGCCAACGTGCTCTCCCTATCCGAGGGTGTTTTTAACACGAAGTGAGTGTGGTCCGGGGGTAAGGGCGGGAAGCCGCCCCTTGCTTCCCCGTAGCAAACACGCTAGTATACCCTTACAAAACCATCGCACTGGCACCATAACCCAAAGAAAACCGCAAAGAAAACATGGGAATGTATACAGAGATTTACGTCAACGTTGACCTTAAAGCATCGACACCCGACGACGTCATTACCGTTCTCAAGGCAATGTGCGGAAAGCTCGACGAAGACTCGGAAAGAGAGGCCCTGAAGGACCTTCCAGACCGATGGGGTTGCCTTTTCAGTGACTGCAGCTACTACACTCCTCGTACACACTGCAAATTCCTGGAACGAGACACGATCTCAAAGCAGTGGGCACTCCTAGGAAAAGGCGACATTAAGAACTACCGGGGAGAAATTCAGGAGTTCTTTGAATGGATTTCACCGTGGGTAGACGGCTTTGAGGGTGACTTTATTGGCTACTCACGGTACGAGGAAGACCAACAACCGCAACTATACTTCTTGACAAAACAATGAACTTCGACAACTTTGGCCAGATTTGGAACGAGTCCCGTGGCCGATTCACAAAGCCCGGACGCGACGCCATTCACGAAACGAAAATTGAGGAATGGGTAGATAGGGGCATTGACCTTGCCTTTGACCCTTCCTTCTGGGAAGGTATGGCTCGTGGAGCTATTGAACGTCTTCAAGAAGAGATCGCAGGTACGGACAACCTGCGCTGATTGCACCGCCGTCCGACCCAAACTCCTGATCAACCAACCTCGCAAAACCATGGGACTTGACTCCTACCTTTACGCTGAGAAATACCTTGGCAACTACGACCATTCGTCCGACGAAGAAAAAGAAACGTATAACAAGATTGTAACAGCTTTGGGTATGACCGACTTTGCAGCCGTTAGGCGCAACAGTCTTTACACGCGAGTCGAAGTTGCTTACTGGCGTAAAGCCAACCACATTCACAAGTTTTTTGTGGATCTATCTGAGGGAGAAGACAACTGCGAAGACATTGATGTTGGCCGAGACGACTTGGTAGAACTTCTCTCTCGGTGCAAAAAACTCCTCGAAAGTAGGGACACCCCTGCGGAAACAAACACAGTAAACCCTGCGGAGATCCTACCCACCGAAGGGGGATTCTTCTTCGGCTCGACAGACTACGGTGAGAATTACTACGCCGACCTTGAACACACAGTCAAAGTCCTGGAGAAAGTCCTCAACCACCCTGCGATTCCTGAAGGGGACTACAGTTGGAGATTCGTGTACCGGGCCTCCTGGTAGTTCCCAGGATTTACTGCGTTAGGTTTTAACTATGCTTGGGTGTCGATGGCTCAGCAACCTTTGAGGATTTCCTCCACCATTTGACCATCGAGTCCTTACCCATAGCGCAAAGTTGATACAGCTTTAATTTGTATCCAAACAAACAATCAACTTGAGAAAATGACAACGCCATCCTTTTTAAACGCACTCGAAAACGAGTTTAACCAAACCATCACCGCTAACGGTGCAAAGGCATACAAGTCCACCGAGTCTAAGTGCCTGGACCTCTTTGGAAAGATTGCAGCTTGCCGTGACAACATCAGCGAAGCAACTCGCCTATTCAATCTTGCTTATGCCGAAAACCCTGAGACCGCAACTCGAATCTTGTTTTGGGCACGCGACATTCGTGGGGGCCAGGGAGAGCGAAAGATCTTTCGAGAAGTTTTTAAGGAACTCGTCCGCAATGATGCTGCAATTGGTGCCAGGCTAGTTAGCCTGATTCCACAGTACGGTCGCTGGGATGATGTGGTAGCCCTCGACGGTACCTTAGTTTGGGGCATCGCACTCGAAGCAATTAAGGCACAACTGAACGCCGACCTAAATACGGAAGTTGGAAAGTCAGTGTCACTTCTGGCAAAGTGGCTGCCTTCCATTAACGCTTCCAGCCAGGACTCTAAGAGGATTGGCCGAAAAATTGCCGAAGCAATGGGTTGGACCGAGAGACAGTACCGCAAGGCACTGACTGCCCTCAGGACCCAAGTCAAAATTGTTGAGCAGCCAATGTGTGCCCGTGAGTGGGAAAGCATTGACTATAGCAAGTTGCCTTCTCGGGCCGGATTCATGTATCGTAAAGCCTTTGCAAAGCGCGACGGCAACCGTTACCAATCCTACCTTGACTCAGTAGAAAAAGGTGAGGCAAAAATCAATGCCGGTACGATCTACCCGTATGAGATTGTTCACAAGTACCTTTACGGGGGCGATAGGAGTGACCAAACCCTGAACCTAATGTGGGAGGCTCTACCCAACTACATGGAGGGAGAGCAGCTAAACGGCCTGGTAATTGCCGACGTCTCAGGATCAATGGGAAATAACGGCGGCATGCCCATGGCGGTTTCAATCTCGCTGGCGATGTACATCGCTGAGCGTAACACCGGGGCATGGAAGGATAAGTTCCTAACCTTCTCCGGAAGTCCGCAGTTGCAGTCGGTTACAGGGAGAAACGTTGCTGAGCGTGTTCGTAACCTTAGTCAGGCCGACTGGGGTGTGAATACAGACCTGCAAGCAGTCTTCAATCTTGTGTTGGCTACCGCAACGAGGAACCATATTCCTGAGGGGGAAATGCCGCGCAAGCTCATCATTGTCTCAGACATGCAGTTTGATTCCTGCTGCAGAAACAACTCAGTGACAAACTTTGAGGCGGTGCGAATCAAGTATGCTCAAGCAGGGTATTCCTTGCCGGAACTTGTCTTCTGGAATGTTAGCTCTAGCGGCAACGTACCTGTGAAAATGCATGATACGGGGACTTGCCTGGTCTCCGGATGCAGCCCTTCAATCCTGAAAGCTGTGCTTACTGGCGGGGTAATTACGCCTGTAGGGGTTATGCGTGACGCTGTTTACACTGAAAGGTACGACGCTGTCGGTGCCGTATTTGCTGAAGGAGCATGATCTGGATCAAATTGCCGGGTGCCCTCTGCATCGTTCTGCAAACCGTTTTCATAACTTTGAAGGTAGAGGGTCAGGTTTCCTGGCCCTGGCTCACAGTGCTTTCACCGACCCTTGTGCCAATTTTTCTACTTGGGTTGGGAGCCCTTTGGATGATTCTTCAACTACTTTCGCATGAGAAATAACTAATGTTTGAGAATCTCGCAGTTTCGTTAATGACAGCCCAGGGTCTCCTCCTCGGGTTGAAATTAACGGGGCAAATAACCTGGCCATGGCTCTCAGTGTTTAGCCCAATCGTAATCTTAGGCTCTGTGTCCATTTTGTCACTCATTCTGCTTCTGCTACTGTCGAATTTGTATGCAATGTCAACCAAGTGAATCGCATAGCGAGTGGGCTCCCTTTTCCTCTTCTTTTCGGGAGGAGTACGACAGTCTTGTAGAAAACTTACGAAGTCGTGGCCTAGACAATGTTATTTCTTGGGAGAACTTTCTAAGAGACTTCACACCCTTAGTTGGACACGAAATACCAACCGAGTACCGCCATTACGACGTAAGAGTGTCGGAAGATGGTGAAGTTATCGAGTTGTACAAGGGGACTCGACGAGTAACAAATTTGAGCCAGGGCGGTTAACCGCCCCTAGCGGTTCGGTTTTCACCCTTTCCTTCGCTCAGCAAAACCGCTATAGTTCACGTATGGAAAACACCCCAGTACACAGCATCTTCTCGGGGGATGCCTCCTTTCTCCGTTAGCCCTAAAGCAATGTGGAAGTTTAACAAACCCCTGAGTCAATTGCGCTCTTTTCGTGACAGTTTACTGAGGGACGACCAACACACCTACGCCGCAAGGCTTGGAGAAATTGTGGAGTCCCTCGAAGAGTGGTATGAAGGTGCCATGGAGTCGAACGAAGAAGCAGGGGGAGCAGGTGGCTTTGATGAGCTAAGCAGAGTGTACAGAGAGGCAAACTCAATCTACGAGTCTAAGCTCTCCGATGAAGCCAAGTATGACCTTATTTTCTCCAAGAAGATATCGCAAAAAGTCCCCTTCTCGTGGTACGACCCTGACACATCCTACGAAGAGGACGTAAGGTACTTTATGAACGCCTTTCGAGAGTACATGGGTGGTGCCCCGCGATAGGCCCCGAGTGAGGGTCTCTGCTTGAGTCCGTTTACCCCTAGCACTTCCAACCTATGATACGGATGTGGAGCTCAAGGTTCCACTCCTCGCCCCCTTAACCTCCACCCAGCAAAGCGGTGCGAAAACCCGAAGAGTAGCCAAGTGGTTAGGCAGCGGTAATGCAAAAAGATTACCTAGCTTAGGTAATTCAGCAACTACCCAATACGCAAAAGGAACCGCCATACGCAAGTTCGAATCTTGCCTCTTCGACTTTGCCTTCGGCAAACATAGATAGTTCAGCGATTTACCCTAACTCTATTGGGAAAAACAACTATCTAGCTAAACCCAAACTTTATCTCCATAATGATAGTAAAAGACCTTTATTCTCGATCCAAGTAATTTGCCAAGCAAACTTAGATAGAACAAAAAGATATGACACCCACTGAAGCAGGTTTTGACGGTGACAAGGGGATACGGTTAGACGTGCCGAGTAAAGGGATAGGGCATGACTTATTGTATCGACTGAAGCGAGGTAAGACCCTACCCAAAAACTCCCAAAACAAATCGTTAAAGAACATGCTGATCTGGCTTTACCCCGACGACAGCGACTCTAAGCTCTTGTTTTGTAACTCTGACGGGGAGTGGTTTAATTTAACCTTTGAACCCACTAACATTGGAGAGTAGCTCAAGGGCTAAGAAAAAACTTTCAATATCGCTCCAGGTAGTTTTCGGATCAAATACGGGACCGTAGCTCAACTGGTAGAGCACGAAAAGTTATCTTGACAAAGATACATCAGCAATTAAATTACCTCTTTTAAAGGCGCGGTTGCAGGTTCGAGTCCTGCCGGTCCCATTCCCATTTTTGTTATGACTAACAGCAAGACCTTCTTTCTCCTAACTCAAAACCACCTGAAACTGCTGAGAAGAATGCACGTTGGGTGGAGCAACTGTGAATTCGGTGCTCCGGAAATAGACCCGAAAAGACCGTATGGCAACAGTTGGGTTATCGGGGACATACACGAAATTCTGACTGGAGAAGACCTAGAAGAATTGACCGAGTCACAGGAAGAGGAGTACAGGCAACTTCACGAACAAACTCAAACAGCCCTCCAAATCATTCTCTCTACAGGGAAGTTTGAGGAAGGTTTGTACATGCTTACTGAACCGTATTCTTCTACATGGGTGCGGAAAGCCATGATCAATTCCATGGCCTACAAAGACTACACAGCCAGTATGGTCTTCGATACTGAAGACAAGATTATTGTTGGTCGTGTCATAGACATCGACGACATTATCTCGTTTCACGGCGAAACGATACCCGAGTTTGAGTCCAACTTTCATGCAGCCATCGAAGACTATTTAGCCGCATCCCAGGTACTTGGTTCTTCGCCGGAAAAGCCCGCAAGTTAAGGTACTTCGGGTGTCTAAGGCTCGGTTTCAGGTTCGAGTCCCACCGCTTCCACTTTCACACGAACAATGAACAGAGTTTCAATTGCGATCTTGGCGCTTTGCACCGCTTTATCTGGCAACGAGGCATTGTGCAAGACCCAAGTAGTGATTACAGGTAGGAACGCAGAAGAAGTACAAAGAAATGCGTTCAAAACCAAAATGAGCTACCCGCTCAGGCCGCTAAAGTGTAGTCAACGGTGCTCTCAATTGTGGGAAAGAGACTGAGGGTCGGGTCTTAGCTCCAGAGGAAGGGCGGTTTACCCCCTTGCCTGTCTGAAAGAAAGGCGGTATGATTATAGCGTAGCCGAGCAAGTCCAATGGAGCAGCCCACAAATCTCTCCCCCAAAGCACAAGCAATTCGTGCTCAAGCCATCAATGTGTATCGGAGCAGAGCTACAACCGAAATTGACCTGATTGTAGCAGCCGCTCTTCGCGCTGCTGCTGACTCGATTGTTCCCGAGGACTACGCGTCTTTCACCGGGCACGTTGAGTGGGACAACGGTCTAGAAGCAAGGAACGACTCCGTCCGTGAGTCCCTCCTTGATATTGCCTCTGAGCTGGAGATTAGATTCACTAACTCGATCCAAGAGCGGTAAACCGTTTTCCTAGGGCGGTTTACCCCCTTTCCTTTCCGACAGGAAAGCGGTATAGTTATTTCAGTCCAAGCAACCCCTCACAAACCATGCCCGCTTTCGCCATCACCAACGACCTTAACTGGACCGTCTCCCCAAGGCCCACGGCATCGCTTAACTCCCATGGAGTCTGGGTTGCGGATCCAGACCGCAAAGCGATACACCGAGACGACACCGACGAACGCCTCGGATATGTTTCCACCGAGTACGAGGTGGTGCAAAATGCCCAGCTGCTCGGGATGATTAACCCTATGGTTGAAGAGGGGCTTCTGGTAGTGGAAAACATGGGATACTTGGCTCACGGAGCCAAGGTGTTCGCCCAGGCGAAAATTAACCAGGAGTTTCGTGTAATTGGCGAGGATTACAACGCATACATCACACTTCTGAATGGGCACACAGGGAACGCATCCGTAGCCATCGGCCCGGTTGCCACTCGCGTAATTTGTGGAAACACCTTTTCGATGGCTTACTCTAACATCGGAGAAAAATTCCGCCACTCTTCCGGAGTGAACGAGCGCATTCTTGAGAGCACCGCAGTGCTTGACTTTGTGAATAGCGCCATGAAGATGTATTCTAAAAGAGTTGAAGTCATCGCCTCGGCAACTTGCACTTCCGCCCAATTCCGTGCCTTCCTTGAGGCGACTTACAAGAAAGAAGCGGACAAAATGCGCAATGTCAACGTTCTCAACGACCTGTTTTACAACGGCGCTGGTAACGAAGGTCGCACCTTTTACGATGCCATGAATGCGGTTACGGACTTTAGTTCCAATCGTAGTCGAAAGAGCGAGACCGGACGCTTTGGCTACGCAAACTTCGGCCAAGGCGCAACCATCAACCAGCGGGCCATGGAAGTAGCCCTTGATATGGCTACTGTCTAACTAGCGAGTGTCGGGCCCAGGGGGTGGGGCGGTTTTCCGCCTTAACTCCCTTGCCTCGCACACGCTAGAGTTAATCAGCTAACCCTCAATCCCCCGACCATCAACCCCAATGAAGTACCGCATTCGAGAAGAAATCCGTACCGAAAACGGTGAAAGGATTAGCCGGTTCTACTGCGAACACAAGTTCTTATGGTGGTGGTTACTTACCTTCTTTTATGAAGGCGTAGACGGTTGCCCAGGCCCGGACGTTTTCTTTAATACAAAGCAAGAAGCGCTAACGGCGCTGCGCGATCATTTTCAGTCCTTAGAGTTAACAGAAGTGGTATTTCACGAAGTATGAAAACTGAGAACCCGTATGTTGGCGGTATCCTTGGCTTAGTGACTATTGTCACTGCGCTAGGGCTAGCAGTTCTAGTGGTGGCGGTAATTAACTTGAGCTACCGAAGAGCGGAAGAGCACAACGCTGAGATTGAGAGGGAAGAAGCGAAGGTTTTAGCCGAAAAGTGCAAGCTGGTGAGTAACTCAGTTCGTGCAGACCCGTACATAACCGAGAGGACCCTAAGTCTCCACATTTGCAACGACCAAGGGGTCTCAACTTACTTTGTAACGCGTAAGCCTTTCCCCTAGGTTTGCTGGGCGAGGAAAACCCCGCACCGTTCACCTTTTCCAAACAAACTACTGTATTTTCGAACGAAACAATGACCACAGCAACTTGCACCGAAGCACTGACGCCAGCTGAAGCCACTCGGGTTGCTCACCGGATGTGCACATCACAAGGGCTCCCTCCGCTCCCGCATATCCCGGCGAATTTCCTACTCGCCCTTGACGCCTTTGAGGAGTGCACGTACAGAAACGTAGAAGACTTGGGAGGGTTGACACCCGAACAACAGGAAGCCAATCTCCTCCATGTCGCACTATGGATTGTTGAGCGCGACCGGAAAAACCTCCACATGGAGAGGTGGCACAAGCTCTGGTTTGACACTGACAGAACAACTTACGAAGATTGGTCCTTCTGGAAGGAACCATCGAACGAAGCAGGTTTTCACACGTGCGGGACCACTCACTGTCTGGCGGGCTTCGCGCAGGTTATGGGAGGGGTTGGTGCTTTTACTCTCACACCTAAAGAAGCGGGAGAGGTGCTTCTCGGATCGAATGCAGCAGGCCACTTCTTCGACACTGACGAACAAGCACTTGTTTTCCTGGAACAAGTTATTGAACGTAATTCCCATTCAGTACACCCCACTGAGTAGTATGAAAATCACGTATAACGCACCGTCGAAAGTTGAACGCACCGTCGAACTTAACGAGTCCGATTTCCCACCCCTTTATGGCGCAATCCGAGACTGTTTCCTGCAGAGACTTAAATCTTTCGGCTTGTCCAACCCGTTCTTCCCCTTTGAGTACGAAGCGATCGAGTTCTGTCGCACGGCGGGAGTTGATACGACTAATCGCATAGACGTGGTCGAATTCTTTGAGACGCTTCTTTTGAGGGGAACCCCGGAAGTTTCAAACATTTCGGAGGAAGATGAAAACGGCAATCACTAGCTTAAGGGTGGCCGAGAAGGTTTCGGTGCAGTCAGGGGACTTTCCCGACATCCCCTATCTTATTGTCAACCTAACATGGAAAGTATCCCCCAACAGCACGCACTTTCAGTGGTTTCTCGACGATACGAAAGATATCGTTCAGCAGTTAAGCGTCGTAAATCCTGAAGAATGGGACGACCCGTTCTCGCTATTCGAAATAGAATTTGAAAAAGTTTGGATTCCGCACGGAGATAGGTGGAAGTACATTCCAAAGTTCAACACTTTCTGGTACAAGGATTACGTTTCAGACTGCCCGGTCGTTAGGGCCACCTTAAAAGAGCTCGAACACTTTCAGCAGAGAGAAGAGTTTTCGTCGGAGTACCGGTTTTTCGATGAGAGTATTTTGTACAAGCATCTCTCGGTCTTGTGCACCTTTACGGACTGATCCGGGTAAATTACACTGTACAGACCTTTCGCAGAGCAACGTTGGAACAAACGAATAAAGAGCCAGAATGTTGCCGCAGAAGTTTCGGCGCATCATTGATTGACACAGCTAAACGAATGCTGGAAGATCCGTCGTTTGCCCCTCGCCAAGTGGCAAAGGACCGACTCTCAATTTGTGAGAGCAATGTGTGCGGATCCTTTGAAGAAAAAAGTTCAACCTGTGACGAGTGCGGATGCTTTCTTCCCGCTAAGACAACCATGGCAAACATGCGGTGCCCGCGAGACTACTGGGTTGAGTGGGTGAGAGGGGAGTCCAATGACGCGGGAGAGGGGGCTTAAGTCAAGGGTGCCTTGCAGATAAGGTTTACTCCCCTTGTGAAACGCTATTCTAAACGTGAAAGCCCTGGTAGCTCAGTGGAAGAGCACTGTCCTTCTAAGACACCGGTCGTGGGTTCGAATCCCTCTCAGGGCGTAGGTTGCCTTTGCAGCCACACTAAACAACAACAGCAACAATACAAAATGGCAAATCTTTCTCTAGTTGATCGTGCCGCACGAATTGGCGTCGAAAACCCCGACGGCGCAAAGCTCCTCCTAAGACTCAGCGAGGCAAGCACCAGCACTGAAGTTCAAAGTGCTCTAGACGAATTTGACTTGGCGGTCGGAGTTCAAACTCCCTCTGTCTGAGCTTTACCTTGGGTTCCACCTCACACGGTGGTTCCCTATCCTGGGCGTGTGGTGTACGGTGCACAGGGACCATTATAAAGTCCTCTCCGGCAGATTACCGGCTAGTTAGGGTTCGACTCCCTACACGCCTACTTAGTTTCAAGTCCTCGAAAACTCGTTAAAGAACACACCCACAGGCCATATCCGGTGAACGACACAGGAGTGGCCCACCACGGTGACAAGGAAGAGTGGCTGAGCGGCCGAAAGCAGCAGCTTCGAACACTGTAGAGGGTTAAACCTCCGGGGGTTCAAATCCCCCCTCTTCCGTTTACGGTTTCCCCTTTGAACACATAGAAGTTCAACGGCGCTAAAGAAACCGTTATACACATGCAAAATGACAATTAAAGACAAACCAGAATTCGTGAATGAAGTGATTTCACGAGTGATTAACAACGCACCAATAAGCGAAGTTCTCCGCGTATACTCCCTCTCCGTAAAAGCGGCAATTGATGAACTTGACGACGACGGCTTCTTTCAGTCCGTGCTTAACGCAGGGTACACTGACCTAATTGAAAAGTACGCTGACTTAGACGACCTTGACGAATTTGTTGAGGGTTTCTCGGGTAGTGAGGGAAGTGTGGTCTACGAGAACACAGGAAGGTCGGAAGTTCAAAGTGCTCTTGACGAGCTTAACCTTGACGTTGGTCTGTGCCTGGACGAATGTCCCCCTTCCTAGGCGAGACTGACTGGCTTTTGCCTCTGAGGCAAGCATCCTCTTTAGCGGAGGTGCGTGCACTTTCCTTGGAAAGTCGAGTTAGGGAGATGAGGCGAACTAAGCTAAAACTGAGGCGGAGGAGATTAGAGCTACAGAAAGAAGAGTCTCAGATTCTGCGGGCTATACTTAAAACCCTGTGAAAAGGGCGGTTTCCACCCTTGCCTTCCCCAGTCAAAAGAGCTATAATGGGGGTGTAAGCGAGCTTAGTTCTCCGAGTATGAAGCGTGCCATCAAAATTGACGGCAAGGTTACCGTCCCTAACTTCACTATTGAAAAACTCCTGCGGTCGGTGTCAGAAGACGCAGCGGGTACCAGTAGGTCCGACCCACGGTTGTGGACTCTGGGGGATGTTGGATCTAGGTCAGTTCCAGACTGGCTTCGCTCCACTTTGCAAGAGGCACTTTTGCTTCTAAATCGTGCAGAACAGCAATACAGGTTTCCATCCCCGACTGACAATATGCGCCGCGAGGGCGCCACGGTTGTGTACGGGAAAGGGTCCGTAGGTTCGCACGAAGACTACCAGATGTCAGGTTTGTCTCTCCTGGTTTTTCTCGGGGGGCACACCCCTGACGACGAAGCTCCCTACTGCAGCCAGCTCATATCTGAAGGCGAATTTTACGCTGGCGGAAAAATGACATTGATGAGGCCAGGGGACGCGCTAGTTTTTGACGATAGGGAAACGCACTCTTGGATGGCCAACGGCTGCTGGTTCTTTCTCGTTAGCCCCCTCAACAAAGTTTAGTATGCCAAAACTTCTCCCACTTAATTCTTTCGTCGAACAAGTTGCACAACATTCCTTTAACAACTGGGATGGTGGCGGAGACGGCAGAATTGCGGACTTATTTTGGCCTGCAATTATCTACGGAGTGCCGGAAGTTGATTTAGAAAGGAAGGTTAGGGCAAAGTTTCAGGACATAAAAGCTGAGTATAACGAAAGATTCATCTTCAACTGACTAACTTCACGAGCTAAAGGTGCCGAAAAGTATTCTCTGCCAAATTGACCCCCGAGGGCGCCTACAAAAACCTGAAACAATTCAGGAGTACGGAAAGCTTCGGGACTACATGATTCAAAGGCCCTGGGAGTCGCTCAGTGACGGGGTCTTCCTTGAGCTAGTTACCGAGAAAGGATGTACCTTTTACGGTTGTCTGTTCAAAGGACTCGACCTTATGGAGCTTCAGTATCAGCGTTTGTGCTGGCATACGCAAACTCTCATTGGAGTGGATTTTGACAAGTGTGAGGTTAACCCTGGGAGAATGGTCAAGCTTTACACTGAGCTAGGCTACAAGCCTTGGCTCGCTTACCGAACGTTTTCTGACGGCCAACACCCCGGAAAAAGCTCATACCGACTCCTGTGGAAAGTTGACGTGAATCTAAATGTTTCCTACGAAGAAACTCATGGCTTTATCAAAGCACTTGCCGCGTTAGCTGGAAAGGGGTTGGCGGACAAGCATAGCATGGACCCTAGCAGAATGTGGCAAGGTTCTCGAAAGGGGTACGTGCACTACGACCCTGAAGCCCCTTTGCTCGACCTGACGGGACAACCGGACCCTAAAACACCTGACACTTAGAAAACATCTGTGAAAACCGCTGTAACGTTCGGGAGGTTTAACATAGGCCACCCCGGCCATGTTGAGCTAGTTAAAAAGTTGCTCACCCTTGGTTCGACCGCTAAAGTGTATGTGTCCTTAGGGAGACAGAATAACGACTGGGACCTTCGAGTTTTACTTCTGCGGACGCTGTGCCGCCAAGCGAGCATTGACCTGAGTAGGGTATCATTTCTAAAGGCCATCGATCCCTATGCGGGGTTGTCAGATGTTCTAAAAAGCAGGAAGCCAAGCGAGGTGGTTCTCGTTCTGGGGTCTGACCAAGCTTCACTCGGATTGCAGCTTTCGCACACCTTCGGAGTCTCTTTTCATGAGAACGAACGAAGTGGTTCGAGCACGGCGCTGAGAAAGGTTTTAGACCAAGGCAAAAACCCTGCACCTTTTCAGGGGAACAGGTACGCTTTAAAACTTGCAACACTCTTGAGAAACAATGAAAAGTTCCGAAAGGCTCAAAGAAAAGCTAAGGTATCTGCTTAGGAGCTACCCTGGCGTCAAAGTGGGTGCGTCATGGCCCTGGAACGACCTTGAGTTTAGAGAGATTGCCTGGGTGGTTCAAGACTATGTGAACAACAGTGGGGACGTTGTGAATGAGGACCCTCTTCATGAGTGGGTTGAAGAGTATAACTTTTTCCGGTCTGAGACCAAAAGCTAAAGTTGGCCGGTAAACCGCTTGTCCTTGGGCGGTTTCCCGCCTTGCCCTGACGAGGAATAACGGTATAATACAAGTATGGAAAACAACCTCGAAGCATACGTGATGGTCGGTGCCCCCGGCTCCGGTAAGTCAACCCATGTGGCTAAGCTACTAGAGCTTCACCCAGATGCCGTTGTACTTTCCGGCGATGAAATCCGCGCCGAGCTCTACGGGAACGCGGACATTCAGGGAAACTACACCGAGATTCACGACCGTATGCTGGAGATTCTGGAGGAGAGTGTCGGTCGCACCGTGATTATGGACGGAACACATTACAGGGCAGCTTACCGCAAGGAAGCAATTGCTATGCTGAACTCATACGGTTACGATAAGGTTACTGCGGTAGTCATTGAAAAGCCCCTCGCCGTTTGCCTACGCCAGAATGCTTCTCGCGACCGTAAAGTTCCAGAAGAGGTGATTGAGCGCATGCACGCCTCCTTACAAGCTTCCATCAAGAATATCACTAACGAACCCTTCCACCGTATTGACTTTATATACTGACAAGATGATAACTTACGACAACAAAATACAGCCGGGGGACGTAGTTGCTCTGGGGGACATTCACGCGACCTGGACTCTTTTCGAACAATTTCTGAATTGGGTGAAAGGGTCTCAAGCCACCGTCATACTTTTAGGTGACATGATTGATCGTGGTAGGGGCGACCTGAAAGTTTTGGAGCATACGAAAAATCTCCTCGATGATCCGGAAAGTTGGGGGCTTCAAGCCTTTTATGCCCTGATGGGGAACCACGAGAGGATGTTTCTTGATGCTTTGGAAGACCCATTCGGTAGTAGCTACGTGCTGTGGGTTCAAAACGGCGGAAACTATGACCAGGTGGGTGAGATGGAAAGAAAGCATAAGGAGTGGATTCGGGAGCTGCCCTTATACATGACAATTGCGGACACTCTCTTCATTCACGCGGGGATCTACCCCGGTCACGACCCTGCAAAGCTCATTGTCGATGGAAGGGGGGAGGCACTGCTATGGATTCGTCAACCTTTCTTGACCTATGGGCCGGAATTCGAAGGGTGGAACCCGAGACTGAAGAAAGTTGTTCACGGGCATACTCCCACCAACTTCGAAGAGCCCCCACAGGACTATATCCCGATTGTGATGGGGCAACGCGTAAATATTGACACATGCGCATACTCCAAGCCAAAGGGTCGCCTAACCGCTTACAACGTTACTCGAAATACTTTTCACCAGTTCTCACGGTAACCCTACAGGGACTAGTATAGAGCCAAGTTCCGACACCAAAACAATGAAACTGCTTCTCGTAGACACATCCGCGCTATTCTTTCGCTCTCGCTCAGCTCTCTGGCGAGCTATGGGTGAAATGGTTACGAGCTATGGAGCACCGGTAACTGGGACTTATGGGTTTTGCAACGCCTTATTCGCCGTAATGGCTCAGTACGAGTACGATTGCGTAGTTCCTTGTACCGATAAGGGTGGGAACTTTCGCAAGAAAGAATCTGGTACTTATAAGGCGAATCGAGAAAAAGCCAGCGTTGAGCACTACTCCGACCTTTCCCTCCTGGTTGAAGACGTCCTTCCAGCTCTTGGCTTTTCGCCAGTGGGTGCCCAGGGCTTTGAGGCGGACGATGTTGTAGCTCATATTTCTCGTAACTCTCCTGGATACAGTGAAGTTCACATTTTGACTTGCGACAAGGACTTGCTTCAGCTTGTCAACGACAGAGTAAAGGTGCTGCTTTTCAACTCAGCTAAGAAAATGGAGCTGGTTGACATTGAGGGTGTTAAAGGACACTTCGGTGTTCCCCCATCAGACGTCAAGTTCTTCAAGGCTTTGTCTGGGGACTCCTCAGATAACATATCAGGTGTATCCGGCGTTGGCCCTAAGACCGCTGTGAAGATAATCCAAGAGTGCCACACCAGCGGTACAAACTCAGAGTTGTCCCTTGCTGATCGTATAGCATTTCATCCTAAGGTTATTCCCACTGCGTCCACATTCTTTGGAAACCTTCGCCTGGTCACTCTTGAGGACGATGTTCCCGATTTGTCGTGGTACGCGTCTTCACCGCCGTCTGAACAGAGTGTAGAAGCACTCTTTGAGGGTTTAGAGTTCAAGTCGTACTTGAAGCCAGCACGGTTGAGCAAGATTCTGAAAACACTCAAGGTTGTTTCGTAGGACGAATAACTACCGATCACACCTTCGGACCATGAAATACCCACGTGTCCGCCCCAGACTCACTTACCTCCGCATCCTTGGAAATATTGCGTTGGTAGTTGGACAATTTGTTTTGCTTTTCTTGGACCGCAAGGTGGGCCTATTAATTCTGATTACAGGGAGCACTCTGAGCCTTCCATTC